ATGGCAGAGACCATCCGTGAAGATGAGCGCGACTGGGGTAACCCTGATGAGACGGTGTCGTTCTATAGAACCAAGTGTCCACTAAACCATCGTTGTATTCGTCTAGCACTTGATAAATACAAAGACCCATACTTTGAACTTTCAAGGAAGGTTGCAGCCGACAGAGGCAAGCACGCAGCAGACATCCTGCAGCCGTTTGAATCAGGTTACGAGATGATGTACTCACATAAGAAAAGAAACGCATGAACATATTAGGAGACCGTGTGCTACTTGAGCGTGTTGAAAAAGATACTAGTGGCGGGTTCGCAGAGGTTAAAGCTGTTGACGACTTTACAAGCAATGGTCGTATTGTCCAGGTAGGAGAGGATGTAGAACACATAGGCCTCATTGAAGGAGCTGAGGTTATCTTTGCAAAGTTCTCTCCAGACACACACACAGTCTCTATTGAAGGGAAAGAAATGAAGACAGTCGCTGTATCAGACATAATTGCTATTCTTTAATATGGCAAAAGAAATACTTAAGGGAAGAGAAGCAAGAGAGCGGGTGAAGGCAGGTGTTGACCGTGCAGCTGATGCGGTTGCTCCTACACTTGGTGCTGTTGGTATGACTGCTCTTATTGAGTGGCCTGGACTTGACCCGGTTACAGCAGACGATGGTATTACTATCCTCCGCAATCTAGAGTTCACTGACCCCTATGAGAATATGGGACTCCAGCTGTTGAAGAAGGGAGGTATGCGAAGCTCAGCAGAGGGTGGTGATGGCACTGCGACGACGACCGTGTTGACTCAAGCGCTTGCTTCAGCAGCGTTCGAAGAGGTGGGTGAAGATAGTTATAAGATACGAGAAGTACGTGAACGACTTGACGCAGGACTCGTTGAAGCATTAGCATACTTGGACACTCTGTCTGTACCAGTAGAAGATAAAGACATCGAGCGTATCGCTGAGGTGTCTTCCCTCGATGCTGATGTTGCAAAGCTAGTAGCTGAAGCAGTCCGTACGGTTGGCAGCACGGGAGCTATCACGGTAGAGAAGGGCGCGAAGCTTGGATACTACTTAGAGACAGTGAGAGGGCTACGCTTTGAGAAGGGTCTCATCTCTCCGTACTTTATCAACGACCACGAGAACACACAGACTGTTCTTACTGACCCGTACATTATCCTCGTGGACCGTACAGTGTCACTGAACGAGCAGATTATTCCACTCTTGTCTGATATAGGTATTGGTACGCACATCTTACTTGTTGCAACTGATGTTCAAGGTATGGCTCTTGCTTCACTTGCAAAGAATGCAATGCAGGGTATCGCTACTATCGCTTGCGTAATGAATCCATATAACGCATCACCTGCCAGAGACTTCCTGTTTGACCTTGCTGCGCTCACTGGAGCGACTGTCGTGTCAGAGGAGAAGGGTATGCGACTTGAAGATATGCGTAAAGATGTTTGTGGTCGGGCGGAGAAGGTTACAGTGACACGTGACAGGACTACCATTATCGGAGGTAAGGGTAATCCAGGAGAGCGTGTTAAAGAGTTGCAGACCAAGCTAGAGAGCACTACATCTGACTTCCAGAAGGGTGAGCTGAAGGACCGCCTTGCTGCTCTCACAGGAGGTATTGGTGTCATACGTGTCGGCGTCTACACTGACACAGAGTACAACGCAAAGAAGTACAAGTTCGACAACGCCATCTCTTCAACGCAGGCCGCAATGCAGGAGGGTGTTCTTCCTGGAGGTGGTGTTGCTTTGATGGAAGTGGGAAATCAACACTCTGATTTTATGTTCAGCGTAGCAATGCTTGCACCGTTCAATCAGATGTGTGAGAACGCTGGTATGGAGAAGTGTAAGAATGCAGTTTTTGCAGATGGAAAAGGGTACGGGATTGACTTCGTGCTGGGTGAGACGGTACACATGATGAAGGCTGGTATTGTAGACCCTCATAAGGTTGTCCGCACTGCATTAGAGTCGGCTGTTGCTATCACGAAGCACCTTATCAGCTTCGAGACGGCTATCACTGTGGTAAAAGATACTGATGGCAAGACAGCATAAAACAGTTAAAGAGAAGCAATACTTCTCCATCCTTCAATGGTTGACTGAGGAGGGTATTGTGTCTGAGAAGGGGGAGCCGTTTGATTGGAAGAATCGACCGTTCCTCTTGGACATACTTACAGACATGCACCCGTTGCAAGTTGTGATGGCGTGTGCTCAGGTAGGAAAGTCTGTAACATTCTCACTAAAGACATTGTTTGCTGTTAAGCATTTGCGCTTTAACGTCATCTACACAATGCCAACCGACTCTGATGTGGGTGAGTTTGTTGCTTCAAAGTTCAACAAGATACTACAAAGCAATCCTTCAGAGTTTCGTGGAATGGCCACAGACAATATAGACCGCAAAGAGCTGAATGATAGATTTGTGTTCTTCAAGGGTACTATATCAAGTACAGCTCCTATCTCGACGTCGGCAGATGTACTCGTGCATGATGAGGTGTCTCGTTCTAATCAGCCTGCCATTGAGACATATAAATCTCGTACTAAAGCGAGTCTGTACAGAGGTCGTTGGTTATTCTCCAACCCGGGACCGGAGCGAGACGAGCTTGACCTTGCATGGCAGAAGTCTGACCAGAGACTGTGGACAATCACCTGTAGCGCGTGTAAGGAGAAGCAGGACCTCGTGTGGCCAGACTCTGTAGATAAAGAGAAGTGCAGATACAGATGTCGCACGTGTGACGCAACTATAACTGATGAGGTGCGAAGAAGAGGAGAGTACGTTGCACAGAGCCCCGGTTCTAAGATACATGGCTACCGCATCAGTCACCTTATGTGTCCAGACATTCCGCTTGAGGAAATTATCGAAGATGCTGAAGGTGACCCTGGATTCTTTAACAACTTTGTTCTTGGTCTCCCGTATACTCCTGGTGATTTGCAAATAACAAAGAGTTCTATCCTTGACATCTGGACACCACGTTTCTCTAATGTTGACCAGGGGCCGCGTTTCCTTGGAGTAGACGTGGGCAACATGAAACACTATGTTGTGCGCACACACGGAGGCATCATTAAGATAGGTCGCTTCACAAAGTGGGAAGACCTCGATTCTATTATTGCAACGTGGAAACCCCAGGCCGGAGTGATTGATGCAATGCCGGACAACACTGCATCAAAACACTACGTTGACAAATACCCGTTTATGGAGATGTCTTTCTTCAAAGAGAATCAGGACAATCCTCAAACTATTATTTGGCGTGGGGAGAATGACCGTACTGGTATTGTGTACGCACACCGTGACCGTGCAATAGACCTCATGCTTACAGAGATGTTAGAAGCAAAGTGGCTTATTGCTGCTCCGGCTGACCGTGACTTCGGTGATTACATACGACACTTTGAAACACTGCGCAGAGAGAAGGTAACAAATAACAAAGGCATCGAGAGGTACATCTGGGCATCTACTACTGGAGTTGACCACTACGTTTTTGCATCACTGTACGCGTGGATGGCAACAACAGGTGGAGGTGACGGAGCTTTCTTTGGAACAGGGGGTGGTGGTGAAGAAAAGCCACATGCTATTGATGTAGACAACGTGTACGACCCAAGTGAACTGTTTAGGTCAGCTAATGCAGAAGGATATTCTGACGGGCGCTATGGTGGATAAACTTATACCAATCTATATACCAGACGCGGAAGCAAAGCAGTTTCTAGTCTTCCAGGAACGGTTTGAAATTTTTGAAGCTATGGAAACTAGTGGAGCTTTTGATGTTATGTGGGGTAAGGTAACACTTAACTTTGCAAACAAGCAGCTCCAGACCATGTCGGTAGAACACGTGCATAGAATTAAACCCGTATAGTTACGCACAGGTTAACACTGTACACAACTTAATCAATAATTTATAATGTATGTGTTAGCTCTATACCGGACATACGGCGGAGATTCCCCAAGGGGAGTCTTTGCCCTTTTTCATATACAACCCCTAAATGGCATCACTCGACATTGCAAAACTAAGTCCTGAATCACAAGCAAAGCTGGTTGATAATCGGTGGTCGTCTTCTGATGAGCTTTGGGAAATAGTAAAGACTACATACGAGAATAACACTAACGTTTATTCAAACAAAGGCAGCTGGCTTGACGCTATCCCTTATACCCGACAGCAGTGGACTGTTATGGCCAATCGTGTTTTTGTAAACACAGAGGCAGTTATCAACTCACTCATTGCTAATCCTCCTGGTATCAATATTCTTCCAGGTCGCAATGGTCCCGAGGTTCAGGACTTTGCTATGGGGCTTGAGAAGTTCATGAAGAAGAAGCTTGTAGACCGTAACCTCAAAGAGACAGTGCGTAAGGGATTGCGCAACTTGTACTTCGCACGCCTTATTGTCATCAAGGCATTTTGGAATCCTATAATTGATGATTTTGATTATCGTGCAATTGACCCACGTAAAATACGTGTAGGAAAG